GCACTTACATCGCTTGAACCAATTTCGTCTTCGTCATCACCATGGAATTCTGCAGTGTCTGCTATTGCCTGTGTAATCTGTTCAATACCGTATTCTCTAACCATATCGCTAAACTCAGGATGATTCATGATCCTACGTGTGATCATTGCTTCTGTATCTTCAACATCTTCAATGAGTTTTTGTGTTTGATCTAGTGCTTCTGTAAGTTTTCTAGTATAGTAATCAGCACTTGCTGGTACACCCATACGTCTGTATAATAGTGCTTGATCTTCAAACATCTTAACTTCACCGGCAAGTTTTTGTATTTGCTTACAGTTACAATGCGGACACTTTGCACCACAAGTGCAATCCATAACCTTTGTACCACAACATGCTTCAGGACAATAAATTTTACCATCCTTTATGCGTTCCATTAATGTGCCTTCGTTTGTGATTGATCTATATCCTTCATTGCTTATTGCAATGTCAGCATCACCGTCGCCATCAATATCTATTACTTCCCAGTTCTCTCCATCTGGATCTTGTGAGTCGTATCCACAGTCAGTTGTGGGTTTGTATATCTCATCACCACAATACTTGCAACACTTTGAGCCCATGCCTTCATCTAATTCTTCTGATGGTGGATCAATGTCTCCGTCAGTGTTATCGCCGACATAGTTGCAACCTTCAAGTATACCGTATGCATACTCATCAGATTCAAATACTATACTGTTATCTGTGTGTTCTACCACTGGAAAGTCTATAGCAATCTCATTCTCACTGTATTCGTTAACGACTACTCGAAGAACATCGCCTGTAACAGGAAATGCAGTTGCTCTTTCGCTTTCGGTGATGTATTTTTTTAAGCTCATTTTGTTTTAAATGCCTGATATTGTTTCATTAATTGATTTGCACTTGTTGCTACAAGCTCTGACTCACCTAGTGTTGACATTGCATTATCGCCTTGTGATGCTCTAGGATATGCCATCTTCTTTTGACCATTTAGTCCACCACTTATTGTATTAACTAATGTGTTAGTATCAGCACTTTCTTCGTTTTGATTACTGTTAGCAAACTCTTGATCTTCTGAAACTTCAATTTCCATTGCACCATAATGTGGTGCCGCTGGAGTCATTCCAAGTCCAGATAACTTTAATAGTTGTCCAAGTTGTTGTGCTTCTGCACCTGATGCGTTTATGTTTAGTGTTGGCTCTTGATCTGGACCGCCACTTACTGTAAAGCTCATGTCTTCATTAAGTTGCCTTGCACGTTTTACAATCTCATTGCTTTCATAAACACTTGCATTCTTGTAAGGACTACTTCCACTTCCTGCTCCGTCTGCAACTGATCCAGCACTGGTTGTTTCTTCAACTTTGCTTTCGTTATTCATTGAATCATCATCTTGTGCTTCACCGGAACCTTCACAACTTTTGCACTCTTTATCATCGTCTTTTCCTGTACCATCACATGTAGCACAGTCCATGTCGCGTCCGCCACCTTCTGTCATATGCTCAGAGCAATCATCTATCATCTTTTTTAGTTTGCCTTGATCACAGTCAGGATGCATGTCGCAGATTTCTTTTTTAGACTTTCCATCTTTACACATCTTTTCAATGTGTGCTTTGGATGGCATGTCTCCGTCTTCGCCTTCGTCTTCTTGAATAGCATCTTCGTCACTGTCCATTGCTTCGACTTTGTACTTCTTGCCATCAACTTCAAATTCTGCTTTACCATCCTTTTTAGCTGTTGCTAATGCACCTGAGAATTCGTTGCCTTCTTCTACAGGCTCTTCATCTAGACTAACTTCTGACATTATTCTTGAAGCAGTATCTTCTGGTGAATCACCTAGTGCTTCTTCAATTTCCTGTGCTGGTAAGCCTGCTAATTCTGCTAGACGTGCCATAACACCTGCTCTGGCTGCATCTTTGAGACTTCCGCCTTCTTTCATATCATCTTTGCCTTCGCCATCAACTGCATAGTCTGGTACCATTTTTCCATCAGGTCCTTTTACCATTGTTTTACTGGCTTCGTGCATTCCATCTTTGTCATGCTTCTCATCATACTCAATGTCTCCAGTAACGTCTTTGCCATCTTTACCAGCATGATCTCTATGATCGTACTTTGCATCATGTGCAACTTCACGTCCTGCTTTTTCTGCACGATCATCTCTTTCAACATCTGACTCTTTTTCAAACATCTTGTTGTCTTTTTTCTTCTCTGGTAGACCATCTGGACTTTGTTTATCGCTAAATGGTGTATAGTTTTTTTGCTTGTTCATCTTAGAAGTTTGTATCATTTTCTCTAAGCCTTTGCTCATCATACCGTTACTGTCTTCTTTGATAACTTTTGGTGTATTAGCAACTTTATTAAGTTTTGCTAGTGTGTCGTATATATTGTCCATCGTTTGTTCCTTTAATTACTTGTTTTTACCCGGAGGGCCATCTTTGCGATTCTCCGGAGCCGAACTACCAGCAGAACTAGTAACGACCGGAATCTTGTTGGTACCCATAATAGGACTTGTAGTACTATTTGGATAACCTGTTGTGTATAGTGGACCTGATGGAAATACATCTGGATCAGCACCACCTGCTATTGTAAAATCACTTGAATATTCATTACCTATTACTTTTCTTGTGTAAGGATCTGCAGCATAATACTCACTTGCTTCTTTGCTTGCCTTGCTTTCAGGTTGTTCGCCTTCATCACTTCCAAGTACTGGATTTGGTTGCTCTTCGTAGCCTTCACGCTCAGCATCAATACTATCTGCATATGTAGATTGTTGTATTCTGATAGCATTTGGATCCATACCTAGCAAACGAGCAATTTGTATCATCTGCGGTGGTGTTGCTGGATAGTTAAAAGACACGTCAATAATTGACATACTTTCGTTTTCAGCTTCTGGAAATACTGGAAGAGTCTTTTGAATTGGAGTTTTCTTTGCACCAGACATTTTAATAACATCAAACTGCTGAAGTTTTTCTTCCAAATCGTTTAAGACATCAGCCTCAACATCACCAAGAATATAAATCTTGTAATCAAATGTTTGTTTGGCTTCTGTCAAGTATTGTGATAATGATTTCATCTTTTGTTCCTTCTATGCAGTATTTAGCTCAATTGGAATTCTTTTGTTCTTTGTTGTCGTTTAACAAACGATCTAAAAGTGCGTTTCTATCCAATATAACGCCGGTTCCGTCTACTGTTTCGTCATTATTCGTAGCAACTTTTTGATCTAAGTTTGCTTTCTTTAGCTGTAGGTCAACCATTTTTAGTTTCTTGTTTAGTTTAGCTGTCTTTGCAGTGATAGCATGCCCAAGCATTGTACTTGCTACACCAAATATATCACTTGCCCACCGACTGTCTACATTCATGCCCAAATCCATCATGTCTTCATAGCCTTTAACTGCTTTACCAGCAAGGTCATCCATCTCAGTATCACTTGCTTCAAGCCCACGTACCAATGGTAATGCAGCCTGTACTTTATCAAGTTCACTAAGTGTATTTTGCATCACAGGATTATTTTCTGGCTTTGCTTCTGGAACATTATCAGGTGTTACTTCGTCAGGTATCTTGTAATCAGGTAATCCATCTTCAATAACGTCAGCTGGCAATTCGAACAGTTCCTCTAGTTTTCTGGTCATGTGCTTCCTTTAAACATTTAGGACATACGCAATCTTGTGACATAATTTTAACTTCTACTATTGGTTCTAGCATGCACCAACACTTATAGTTAGGATCGCATGTAAATCTAGTGTCACATAATTCGCAAGTCTTCATTATACTTATTTACGCTTTCGCCCTTGATGGAATATATCTTCTTCAGTAACTACTCTAAATGTAAGTCCGTTTCGTTTACACCATGCTTGGGCGGCTGCCCATTTGGCGTAGTTTACTGCAACAATAGCTCTATCTCTATTACTGGCTTTGCTTTCAAGAATGCTTTGTTTCTTTGGTTTAATTTCTATCAGTTCAGTAACAACTTTATTATGCTTGTTTCTATATTGTATAAGAAAGTCCGGAATGTAACGTGTGGGTTTGCCAGTTAGTGGGTTCCTGTATGGTATTGTCATACTCTCACTAGCCCAACTTATAATATGGTCATTGCTATCACAAAATCTCATAAATGCAAGTTCCCATCCACTACGAAACTTAGGAGCACCTTTGCCGGCATACTTCCTTTGATTCATTACTGTGTAGGTGCCTTGTTGAAATTTTGACATACGTCACCTATATGAGTATGTTGCGAGCAGCATATTGATTAGGAGTAGGAGTATTGGTAATACCAAGCAGTGTGGCATTGCTACGTTGGTTATTCAAATAGTATGCCAGAGTAGCAGTAATTTGAATTTTATTTTGTTTGCTTAGTTCACTTAGAAGTGTTTCAACAGGAGTACCACTATCTTCGCTGATAGTAAAAACACTCAATGTAAAATTCTTAGCTGCATCGCCATCGGCAAATATATTTGTAAAAAAACTTAATGCAGTATCGTATACGTTTGAATCAATGAGAAGTTCACGTTTGTAGAATTCATCAAACAATCTTACTGTAGGATCTGTTTTTGGATTTGTGTAGTTTACTGTTGCCATTGTTAACTCGTCTTAGTTTGATCTGGAATACTTACTGGTTTAGTTAGGTTAGTGTATGGTCTTGTTCCAACAGTTGTAGGTATTGGTTTTAATGTTGCAGGTGCACTAGTACCAACCGCTTGAGCAACAGGTGCTTTAGGAAATAACACACCACGTGCAGCTCCTGGCAGGTCTTGTTTAATTTGTGCTCTAGCAATATTTTGTGATTCAGTTTTAAGTATTGCTTGCAAGTCTCTACCTTTGAATGTTTCAAATGCAGTTCCACCTTTTTGTATTGCTCCAACAACTCCTGCTAGGTTACCAGCACTTAAATCAGTTATAATACCGCCAGCGGCATCAACTAATCCACCTTGTCCAAATATTGTTCCAGCACTTCCTGGTCTTGACAATGGTGATGTAATTGTGTCGTAGTTTGCTGGATTTGCAAAACTTGGAATGGCTCCGTCTGGTTTTCCGCCAGTTAATGCACCACTATAATATTTTACAGTTTCATAATCAAAGGTAAACGTATTTTGCATAATACCAGCACCTTCACTATAATTGTACGTGTCGTGTTCAAAGGAGCTTATAATCGGGTTAATAAGTGTGTAGGCAGCCCATTTATGATCATTCATTCCAAAAATTGTTATGTCACGGAAAAATGCTGGCTTTCCTGCTCTAGCACCATCCATGTAACTTTCACCAATATAACCCCAATCGTTTATTTCTCTATCCTGAGTGTATATGTCTCTAAAGCCATAAGGAAATGCTGCACCAGGATCAACTCCTTGTGCATTAGGACCAAGACTACCGTTTGTTACTGCGGCATCAAAATACTTTTGACTTGCATCCTTGTAATAATATGAATAATAATTGTACCAAAGTGTTCTACTAAGGTCACTAGCATCATCATGCATGATGCAAGTAATAGGGTCATATTCAATTTGCGTCTGAACCTTGCGTTTTCTATTGTATTGGTTCATAGTTTCAACTGAAAACTTGTATGAAGGAAGTTTAACTTCTTTAACAAGCAAGTTAAGATTAGTTAAATCGTTTACTTGAAATACATTTGCAAGTTGCGGAATTTGTTGTACGTTTATATTGAATACAACGTGGAATAGAAATTTACGACGTGGAGAAAGGGCCGAGTTATTACTAGTAAAAGTTTTACTCGCATGTGTATAGTCTTTTAAGAAATCGTTGCCAAAAAAACCTTTAAGTACGTCTTCACCGAAAGCCATAAGTTACTCCTTAAACTTAATTAGCCCGTTACAACGTCACCTAGTGTTCTTCCTACTGTAGCACCAACTCCTGTTCCAAGTGGTGTTTGAACTGCGTTGTCATAACGTATTGATGTTTCAATAGTTACTGGATCATTTGAACCGTAATCTAAATCACCATAGTTAGCATTTACTAAGAAGCAACCATATAGTTCCCATGTCTCAAGTACGTTTGGTGTGCTTGTTCCATTACCACCGTCTAGTACTTCACAACGTGTTGTAAATTTGTAATCAATACCTGAACTTGCTGATGCTTGCTCTAGAGTATCCATTTGCTTTTGAATTTGCTCACCAATTAATCTACTTACGTGTCCGCCAGCATCATCTCTAAATGTTGCTGATACTGCGTCCCATGTTTGACGACCAGCAAGATAGATTCTACTGTTGTAGATTGGAACTTCAATTTCTTCAAAGTTTATAGTTGGTCTAGTAAAAGTCATTACCTGTTTGGTAAGTTCTGTTCTAGGTGTAGACACGCCAAGATTCTCAAATACCACTCGGTAGCGATATTTTAACTTTGGCATTAACAGTCCTTGAGTAGCACTCGATTGGTCTGATGCCAAAGGCACTGTCATTCTTGTTAGCGATGATACGGCCATTTTCTAATTCTCCTTATTACAAATATTATTTATCAATATTTCGCCACAAAAAAATGAGGCCTAAACCTCATTTTCATGTATTTAAAGTACTTTAAACTGCGGCTGAGCTTGCTACATTACCCGCTGCTATCTCACCTGTGTTCTTAATTCTTACTGGTATGTATATAAACTCAACAGCTTTAACTGGCTCAATTGCAACATCTACATAAAGTTCGTTTGCATCAATTCTAGTTGGTGTGTTATTTGATTCGTCACATACTACCAAGTAATCATATATACCACGTTTTGCTACTAAGTCAATCATCAAGCTCTCGATAGAGTTCTTAATCTCATCACGTGTTGTTGTATCGTTTGGCTCAAAAACAAAGTTCTTACCAATTATTTCTAGTCTTCCTCTAATAAATGCTACAAGTCTAGCAACGTTTATTCTATCTAGAGAACTACCAGAGAATGTTGTTTTGTTACCATAGTTAAGTATTCCGCTTCCAGGAATAAACGTAATTGGGTTAATTGAGTTTTCATACAATGTATCTCTTAGACCTTGTCTGACAGCAGTTTGAGTAAACTCACCTGTTATTGCATTTACAAAACCTAACTGTGTTGCATTGTCAACAGTACCACGTCGTGTGCCTGCTGGTGCTAGCCAAGGATAAGCAACATCATCTGAACGAACAACTGTTCTTAGTATCATATGTGTTGCTGGAGCAACCACAACTGTTCCGCTTAGATCAGTTGTTTGACAACTTGGGTAGAATACAGCAAAGTATGGATCTGCAGTTGTTAAGCCGTCTCCGTTTGCATTGGTTGCCCAATTAGTAATAGCAGTTCCTGTATCT